AGTACACCCGTGGTACCAGAGGAGGAGACGATACTTTTTCAACTGTCGACGGCCGCGTGCTACCATTTTACAACGGTAGAACGGTTGCTGAATATTTACGTTCACGTAATATGCAAGTAACCGCGGCTGACAAGTCCCAGAACATTCCCGAATCTACGAATTATTTTGATTTGAGTTTTCTGAAAAACGGCACCAGATATGAAAGAGGAGCATTTCTTCCCGTTTCAGAAATCGCGTCATTGTATGAATCGACTTATTGGGTTAGGCTTACCCGTGAGAACAACGATATTGTTAAAGCCACACAAGACAACGCCACTTGTTCATTGCGTTCTCTCTACTTCCATGGAGAAGAAGTCTTTGAGGACTTCCGAAACAAGGCATTAGATCGAGAACCGAGATTGGTGTTACCAACCTATGAGGAGTTATCTGTTATCTGGAACAATTTTCATTGTTTTCCAGGCTCCCACACCGATTTCGCATCGCGTGAAATACAAGAAGATCCTTTCACCCTCGCAAGCACGGAAAAACCAAGAGTGCCAGCGACAGAAAGGGCAAAATACAACATGTCCCCAATACAAATAATAGAAACATTCAACCAATCAGGTCTCGCTGTGCAAGCTTTGGACAAACAGCTTCTTGGAACAGCAGAGATCGATACATCCCCCGTTAGTGAACAGATAGGAAAGATAGGTGAAGAGATCATTAACAACGAGATTATAGGAACCCCCAGCAAGAAAGTGACAGATTCTGTAGGCACCAGCGTTCAAGACGCTGCTTCTACAAAAACTAAACCAGTTAAAACCGGTGACCAACTTATTCAATCACAAAATGTCCGTTCAGAAGTCTACATGAGTGACGTAAACTGGGATCTTGAAAAACTAGTGAAGAAATTCACTTATGTTAAAGATTTCGTTTGGTCAACTGCAGACGCTGTTGGAGATATCATTTTAGATTTGAAAGCCCCGAGAGACTTTTTGGTTACTCCAGCTCAGAAAGAACCATTTGACGTCACAAAATTTTGGAAAGGTACACTACGAGTTAAGGTTGTGATGAAGTCGTCCCCATTTTATGCCGGTGGCTTGGTAATTGGTTTTTCTCCATTACAGAAAAAACCGAC